TCCTAGCTCGGTTGACAGAGCTACTGCGACGTAAGTGTTGAGGTAAATCAAAAGTTTGTGCTCCTTTAGCTGTGGTCTTGACTTCAACTAAAGCACACTGCTTTTTAGTTTGATGAATCATGTCATCTTGGAACTCTATAAATTCGCCTTTTGTATCGTGAGGGGTAAGTTTGAGAGGGACTGCCTGATTAGTAGCTTTATCGAAAAAACTTCCACAAGCAGCAGTTCTAGATCCGAACCAAATACGACGATGGTCAATAGAAGCCTGTAGGTATTCGTTAGCTTCTCTTAAGAAAGTGGTAGAAAATAACTGTTTAAAGCAGATAGCACCTTCTTTTTTGTTATACTGACCCTTAGCCTTGAGTAACATATTTTGATAATCGACTCCTGATTTATCACTATTATAATCGAAAAACTTAAGATTAATTTTTGAGTTAGTAAATAATTCAGACTCGTTAGCGCTATCAATAAATTGGTACCCGGCATTATCAATGATAATTAAACTTAAATCAAAACTTGTCACTATATAATAAAGGTATTTTATATGATCTTTGAGATTCCCCCCAGCTACAGCATAAGAGTGAACTAACGTAGAGTTATTAGAAGCGTCTGGGTCGATTTCTAAAACGGACATGGCGAAATAATCGGAGCTAGGGCTATTACTAAAACTTGGGTCAATTGCTAGGATATACTGTTGGTCTTTAGCGCCCTTTAAAAGTGTGTTAGGTTTTTCGCCGTCTGGAATAGTACAGTCGTACATTTTCTTTGCACTAAAATAACTATCACTTCCATCTGTAAATTGAGCACAATATTCTCGTTGAAAACTTGAATGACTTTGACCTCCATTCTGAGCTTCTTCAATAATTGTAGTGTCAATCATTTCTTCTGGTAAAGCTTGGTATCCCATTTGAGATATAAAGTAATCTGCATCAAGTTGTTCTTTTGAATAAATTTTTCCCATCCATTCTTGATACGTTTTAAATAAATTTTCAAACGTATAACTAGCAGAAGAAAGAGCTATCATCTTCGAGTTATTTTTAAACTCCATTCTTTCACTTTCTTTCATTGCTCCTTTTTTTATTAGCTTGTCTTCCATTTCTCTAATTTTAATTCTGTCAGCCATATCTTGGGGTGCCACCAAGAAGGGCATTAAAACGGTTTTAATTGTTTCTTCGGGTAGAAGAAGGTACTCATCAAGAACCAATACGTTGGCGCGAAAACCACGAATTTTTTCTCCACTTAATGGAATAGCTGTAATTGTGCCGCCATTTATATCCCACTTAAATTGATCGTTTCGTTTTGATTTTGCTCCAAAACATTGTTTTAATAATTCTGCTCCCTTTGAATCTACAAATTTTTCTAAATTCTCAAAAATAAATCTAGCAGTTCTGAAAGTTGGGCCAGCTATCAAAATTTTTGTTTTTGGTACGAATATACATTGTAAGAAGCAATAAACTGCAGCTATAAATGATTTGCCACAACCACGACCCCAAACGCACATAGAAAAGTTTCGATTAAAAAAACCTTTAAGTGTGACCTCTTGAAATGGTGCTAATTTAATACCAGAAATTAATTCTGTAGTAAAAGCCAAATTATATCTTAAAAATTTAGCTAAAGATATCTTTGCTTCTTTATCATGCAAAAATCCTTCAAGCTTCATTAAGTCTTGATTTATATTGGGTGTTTCTTTTTTATATTTGTCTGGACAATACCACATTATAATACCTTTGTATCGTAGGCTAATTGTAAATCTATTTTTTTATAAGCGCAGCCGCAAGTAAAAATAAGTTCTACTATTCTAGAGGACTCTTTTCTTCCGTCCACAAAAAGGAATTGAACATTGGGATACTTTTGAATTAAATCTCTAACCCTATGAAATATAAATTCCGGAGTAGCTCTTATCTTTTTTGATATATGAGGAAGATATTGAAAACTTAAAGCGTTGGTTAAAGTTTCTTCCACCAATACTACTAGATATGCATCATTATCTTTTGCTCTTTCTATTTCGTTTATAAATCTATCGTAACCGCCACTTATGGTGCTAATAAAATCAGAAAGAGATTTTCTTTCTATATGACAATCACAAGAATGCTCTGGATGACTAAAAGCGTAATCTCCATAATCTAATTTCTGAGAGATTGTTTCTCTTTTAAATTTTAAAGGTTTTTGTTCTCTTGTGTCTATTAAGATTTTATATTCGTTATTGTCATACTCTTTGCCATCAATAATTTGTGATGGGTTTTGATATTTGTTTTTAAAACCTATTTTTTCACAGAGTCCATAGTAATCAAAAAAGATTTGATTATAGTATTGTATAGGTGGACTTAACACGGTTCTTAGTTCGACTTGAGTCGGGGCATATTCTATACCTTTATTGTGTTTTCTTTTAGTTAAGATGTTTTGACAATAGGTCTTAGACTCTTCTAGGGGTTTATCTTTAAGCCATTTTTTAAGATTTGTTATTGTATTAAAATCATCTCTAAAATATTGATCCTTATTTTTAAATCTAATTATTTTTTTGTCATACAAATCGTATCTTGGAAAATATTTTTGATAATATTCAACTACTCTTAAAGAGTGTTTTTTCAGATGAGCGTGAAGCTGCTTATCTGTTTCAAACTCTTGTCCGCATTCGGCGCATTTAACCATTTAAAACCTCATCTTCGCTGATCCCCATAATTCTAGATTTAATTTCGTCCATGTCTGACAGCTTATTAATCTCTTCGGAAAGAGCCTCTTTTCTTAATTCTGCCAATTGAATCATTTGTTTTCTTGATTCTTCTTCTTTCCACATTTCAACCAAATTAACAACGCTCGCTGAAGCCTCAGACATTTGCTTCATTCTATCACTTCTTTTAACTTTGAGGTCGTTAAGTAATTTTTGTTGTCTGTTTACCGATTGATTATACTCTGTTTGTCTTGAGCTAATAGCTTCTACTAAACCCATTGCGATTCTTCTGCCTTCTGAATCATCGGCAGAGTCGTCTAGTAATCCTTGTAGGTGTTCTATTCTTCCTTGAATGTTTGCCGCAATAACCACCTCTGTTGCTAGTACTATGTATTGATCAACTTCCTCTTGTGTTAAATCTCCTTTATCATAAGTATATCTAACAAAACTACTTTCAAATAATTCTCTATCTGTTGTAGCTGCCAAACTATTGATCTGGTGATTAAATCTAAATGTATGCAAATAACCAATTAAAGATTTTAAATCTTTTTTAATTTTGGGTGACAATTTTTCTTTGTCTATTCCGTTTAATACGTATTTATTGACTCTCGCCATGATTACAGGAATGGTCTTTGGTGGCTTGTATTCGTCCGTAGGGACGTTTTCTGGTCTTTCATAGGGTTGCATACCCTCAGAGTTGTTTTTAATGTATTCTGCGACAGTTCTAGTCTCTTGACTAAGGTTGGTTAACTGTTCGTTTCTATACATTACTTTGGCTATTTCTACAGCCTTCATGCTGCTTAAATTGTTGTCTATAAATTCTTCTTGGTCTTTAGTCAATTCTAATAGTCCTTTAGCTTGATATTCGTCAGAAGCTCTTGCTCTTAATTGTCTAGTAGCTAAAAAATCTTTTACCGCTCTTCCCTCTTTACTTCTTCCATCAAACCCTTCTCCAAAACATAATTCTGTTAACTCCATTAAAGACGGCGGCTCGTCTTTGCTGGAATTCCATGCATCTAAAATTTTCTGTTGATGTTCTTCGCTAAGTGTCATTATAAATCCATAAATTCTTTAACTTTTTTAATGATTGATTTTTTAATATTTTTTATTTGTTTGTAGCCCGGTTGTCTGTTTTTTTCTGAAGTTACATAGCCCATTGCTTTAGCAACTTCGTTCTCTGTTTTGTTTTGTATATATAAAAGATCGTATACTCTCCATTCTATTGGCTTTAGAATTTTTTTCATATTTTCATGGAGATTATGGGCTTCTAATTCTATATCTATATTATCTGAAGGTTTATTGTAAATTTCTTGAGGATGATTTTCTAAGGAGACGGGTAATTTAGTATCGTGTGCTCTTTTTTTATTTTTAAACCAGTGTTCATATAAAGGACAATCAACGCATTGTTTTTCGTATATTTCACACCCATCTTCTCCATCAGATGCGGAACATTTTAAGCAGGGTCTAGCATAATTACCGTAATTATTTCTAATTATATTTTTTATTTGATTCGATATAATTCTATTTAACCAAGGAGCCAAATGCTTAGATTGATCATATAACTCCCATTTTTTATAAATGTGAATTCTTATAATCTGGCAAACGTCATCGTAATCCATCCAAGATAAACTTGTTAGGTTCCATCTATTTTTTCTCTTCTGTAATTCAGCGTCTACTAAGTCTATCGATTCTTCAAACGTTTTTTTTTCGATTTTTATTTTTTTTCTAGGCATCCTTATTTCTTAACGTGCCCGCCTCTTTTCTAAAATTTTCCATAATTTGTTCGGAACTTTGTTGAGGGGCGTTCACTTTTGGCGTTTGTGGTATATCCCCTTCAACTTCTGATGAAGCTTCCATTATTTGTCCTATTGTAATTTTATTACTAGGGGTTTTTTCTATTTCTATATCTAATCCCTGCATGTTTGATACATCCACCTTATCGTTAAGTTCTTCATCATCTAATAAATCTTCGTGAAATTCGTAATTTTTAGGTTTGGGCTGAGTTTCTTTATTTGTAGATGCAGATAGTGGACTTCCACACGACGAACAAAACTTGGGTTTTTCGCCCGCATAGCTAGTACTACTTCCGCATTTTAAACAATATGTCTTCATAAATAGATATTACATAAAAAAACATAAAAATAATTAACTTTTTTATAAAAAATAACTGTAAAATATAATAGAGGGTATTTTATGGACTACGAACTCATTGCCTGCAAAGAACTCAAAAAAAACCTCAAAGAGATAATGTCCCTTTCTTTCTATAGCTGCAAAGACAAAAATGACGCAGCGAAAGTTAATGATTTAGCTCATGAGTGTGAAAAAATGGTAGACAAACTAGAATCACATTATAAAAGGCCAAAATGAATCATATAAGCATTAGCCAAAAAGTAGAACTAATTAAAGAACATAAAGAATTATTAGTTGAATTATTAGAAAAGGAAATTAGAGAAAATTCCAGTCATTTATATAGATATGGTGAACACGATGCCGAACTAAAAGAAAAATATTATAATCAAATACTCAAGTTAAGAGAAATACAAGCAATTATAAATAATTTTTAAAATGGTGGAAGTGGCGGGAGTCGAACCCGCGTCCTTAAAACTGTCACGCAAATATACTACAAGTTTAGTCGGTTTAATACGATACGTGTCTGTTACCGACAACTTCACGTAAAGTTTGGTCTATCTTTTTTTAAACTACTGGAGACTCAACCAGACTCAACCAGTGTTTTGCTCGTTATCGACGCCCTAGCTCCTTAACGAGCATCCGGAGTAGGACGGGGCAGAACTTATGCTGCCAACTGGAGTTCTTCCTCCGCGTAGCCGTACTTGGCAAGAATTGCGTCCGCTTCGGCAACGGAAGGAGCTAACTCCATGTCAATATCGCTATTGGCATTTAGATGTTTTGATAGAATTTTAAAGGAGCCAACTATCATCTCCTACTTGCAATTTGAGCTTCTGGCCTTAAGTCGAAACCAGTACACTCCCAAATTTATTCTTTACAGACGCAATTGCAATCAGCCACTGAACATTTGTCGGATGAGCAACATCCTGCTTCACAAGAGCATTCCGTACATCCGGAATTTGCCCAGTTGCAGCCAATTGCAAAAGATGCTGTAAATAAAATAACTAAAGTCTTCATACTAAATAGTACACTTTTTTTTAAATTTCTTCAATTCTTTTGGATTTATCGTCAATAACTAAATCACAAGCCGGTTTAATATAAGAGCCCTTGGACCCAGTACAAAGCTCATGAAATTTGCATCCCCATGACTCTAATTGCTTCCAAGTAAAGTCATAATAACACCTACCAGCAGCCTTAGAGCTTTCGGACCCACCTCTAGCCGTCCAATATATAATTCTCCATCCCTCGTCATAAAACTTATTGATTTTATCAATATTTTTTTGGATTGGGATAGCTAGATCATATTGTCGCTTTTCTCCATAACAACAAATGGTTTCGTCTATATCTACTAATGCTACTTTTTGATCGTCTGCTTCAAACTGTTTTGATTCGTGGAATTTCATTTCTTTTTCTAATTCTTTGTATTGGGCTGCTTCTGGGTGTTGTTCTTTCATAAGATTATGGTTTAATTTTATTTATTTTGCTAACTAAAAATTTCACAAGTTCGGACCTCATAATATCTTCTTCTGTAAAATTAAAAGTATAAATGCCATGTTGCAGACTTTCTTCGTCCGAGAAAGTTTTTAACATATTTTGAAAACCGCCTTTTGAGTTTTCGCATTTAAGATCAGTTTGCATTGGATCAGCTAAAATAAAGCATCTACTGTTCTTTCCCATTCTGGTCAAGACAGTAGTTATTTCTTTAAGTGTAGAATTCTGCGCTTCGTCTAGAATTATGCATTTA